CCAATCACCATAGCCATCAACCAGCAATGGGTGCTGATCCAATGCCTCTGGACTCGGCTGACATCCTCGCCCTCGACACCCAGCCTCTGCAACGAAGTAACGATTCCGTCCCTGATTCGGAACCTCTGGCCGATGGTGACCGGGTTGGGAATCGACCCCGCTGCCGCCAAGTCGCTCAGGCTGGCCTCTGCGAACGCAAGGGCCATCTCGCGAAGCTGCTGAATGGTGACCTCGGCGTCCCTCACCGCCTTCTCAAGTCTGCCCTTCACGCCCCATAGTGAGAACTCGACCACATCCCGCAGACGCGTGAGCAGCAACGCTGCGGCAGCAACAGAGCCGGTGACGATTGCGCTCTGGATGCTGCCCAGCGCCGCCTCGACCGTGGGAACTCCCGCCAGCAGCAGAAGCAAGGGCACAGGGGCAAGCCGGAATAGGGCGTTGGTCCAGGCAGACGCGCAGCTTTCCAGATTGCGTGCACGATCCAACCATCGACGGTCCACTTCGCTCATTGGTCTACCCGCCTAATTCGTCGGCGTGCTTTGCTTTGAACTTCTGCATGATCCTTGCGACTGACAACTCGATGCTCGACGGCGACATCTCGTAGAGATCGAACAAGCCCTGGCAGGCGATGGCGCATAGAACCTCCGAGCGGTTCCAACCTGAAAGCTCCGCTACCGCCTCGACGTGATCCAGCAGGAAATCGTCCAGGCGCACGGATATCTGCTTGCCACCTGTCCTCGGCGGGGTGCGATACGCGCTCCTGTTTTGCTCGACGGCGTTCTGAAGCGCCGCGACGTAGTGAATTCCAGCCATGGGGTTGGCCGTCATCAAAGTGTTCCAATGACAGTTGTACCTCCTTTGTAATTCGATTGCATGTCGATTGCCAACGGCGTCAACGCAGCGGCCAGGCAGCCCCCGTGGCGCCCCGCTGATGATGGAGCACGCGGCGGACCTGCCGAACCCGGAATTGCGGCGGTCGATGGGGGCCGTTTGCCCGCGGCTCACTCTGGCGCCCGGGATGGCGGCGGCACGGGCACAAACCTCATAGAAGGAGCGGTATACTATGGCGGTATCTCTAGCGTCCGACTCTAATGACGTCACCATCCAGGTCGGCTCCAACCGTTTCGCCGGCTGGCAGAACGTCAGCATCAGCCGGTCGTGCGAGACGATGCCGAATAGCTGGTCGCTCACCGCAAGCGCGGAGTTCCTGCAAGGCCCGGCGCTGGCAGCGACGCGGCCGGGGCAGCCGTGCCTGATCTATATCGGGTCCGACCTGGTCATCACCGGCTGGATCGACCGCCGCTCTATCCCGATCGACGCGCGCAACCGCCAGGTCATGCTCTCGGGTCGCGGCATCACGCGCAACCTTGTGGACTGCTCCGCCGACTCGGTGAACGACCCGGGGCTGCGGGGCGCCCAACTCAATTGCGCGAACCTGCTCGACCTGGCGCAGCGGCTTTGCAAGGCATACGGCATCACCGCGCGATCCGCGGTTGCCGATCCTGGGGTGGCGATACCCGGCATCACGGTGATGATCGGCGAGACGCCATACCAGATCATCGAGAGCGCGGCGCGCTATGCGCAGTTTCTGGTCTACGAGGACGAACTCGGCGCGCTGGTGCTGGACCGCGTCGGCACCACGATGCACGCCTCGGGCTTTACCCTCCCTGGCAACGTCGAGGCGATCAGTGCGGAGCAGTCCGTCGATGGCCGGTTCTCGGAGTATCTTGTCGTGTGGTCCGGCGTCGACCAAGTCTCCGACCTGGGCGCGTTGGCCAACCGCCGGGCCAATAAAACGGACAACACGCTGGGCGAGCATCGCCTGAGAATCATCGTCTCCGAACAGATCGCGCCGGCACCGGGCGAGGCGTTGTCGACCATCCAGAACGACGTCATCGCCGAGCAGCGCGCCAATTGGGAATGCGCGCGGCGGATCGGCCGCAGCCAGGCCGCCTCGATCACCTGCGATAGCTGGCGCGACCGCAAGGGCAATCTCTGGCGGCCGAACTGGTTGGCGACGATCAACGCACCGGCAGCCGACATTTCAAACGCGACCTGGATCATTGGCTCGGTCACCTTTCGCAAGGACATGAGTGGCACGCATGCCGACCTGATCCTGATGCCACCCGATGCGTTCAATCCCGACCCCAATCCGCTGAACCTGTTCGACGCGATGCTGGCTCTCTCGCCGCAAACGTCGCAGGCCCCCGCGCCGCCTTCTTCCAACGGAGGATCTGGCCTGTGACCACGTCGCTCGAAGCGATGGTATCGATGCTCGCGCATAAGGTTGCCGCGCTGGAGCGGCAACTCAACGCGCAGTCGGCCCGCCGACCCGTGCCGTTCGCGCTCGCCCGCACGACACTCGCGGTGAGCGATGCGGGGCCGGTGCAGACCGTCCAGGCGCAGCTCGATGCGCTGACGATGCGCGACAACATTCCGCTGCTCTATGGGTTCGGTGTCACCGGCTCGCCGCCGATCGCGGCCGATCTGCATGTCGCGTTCATCGACGGTGACCGGTCCAAGGCGGTCGCGATCGCGAGCGGTCATCAGACCTATCGGCTGCGCAATCTCGGCCTCGGTGATTCGGCGCTCTATGACATCCGCGGCGCGTATGTCTGGCTGACCGCCGGCGGACCTTCCGTGAACTGTGCCGGCAACCCCATGACGGTCACCGGCGATCTGCACGTCACCGGCGCTGTCATCGCGGGCTATGGCGGGGCCGATCAGGTCGGATTGCAGTCGCACCGGCACGGCGAGGGCACCGCGGCCGCGGGCACCACGGCGCCAACGGCCAGCACCTGATGACGCATCTTGCCAGCGATCAGGCCGCGACGCGGACTGATGTGCCGTTAGGCGTCTGCCGCACTCGCGAAGCGAACGCGATGCGTCATCCGTCGAGAGGCGGTTAGCACGATGGGCGACATCCGCATCGTCTGGGACCCGACGACGGGGACGGGCGATCTGAACATGCTCGGGGCCGGGCTGGAACTGGGGCACGACCTGGAGACGGCGTCGCTCCTCAGCATGTTCACCGATGCCCAGGTCGATCCCGGCGACATCGTGTTCGACAGCGATCCGCATGGATGGTGGGGGGACACCTATGCGGCGCTGGAGGACCCGACCCTCGCCGTGATCCCGGACGATCATATCGGCTCGAAAATCTACCAGGCTTTCGCTCGGCCGCGCACGCAAGACACGCTGAACTGGCTGCGCGACCAAGTCATCCGGTGCCATGCCTGGATGGTGACCGATGGCGTCGCCTCGGCGGTGGACGCGCAGGTGTTTTTCACCGGGCCGGGCTGCATCGGCGCGGTGGTCACCATCACAGAGAACGGCGTGCCGAACCTCTACAGCTACGCCTGGTCACAGGAGTCCTGACCCCGTGCCATTTCCTCGACCGACCCTGACCGCGCTTCGCAGTCAGGCGATGCAGGACATTACCGCGTCCGACCTGCCGAACGCCGACGGCTTCCTGCGCAGGGCCGTGCTGCGCGTGCTGGCCTGGGCGCAGGCGGGCCTCGCCTATCTGCATTACGGCTACCTCGACTGGATCTCCCAGCAATCGACCCCGTTCACCGCGACCGGCGAATACCTGGAGGGCTGGGCGGCCCTGGCGCCGACGCCGGTGTTGCGCGAGGCACCAACCTTCGCCTCCGGCCCCGCATCCTGGCCCGGCGTCGTCAACACGCCGCTGCCGGCCGGAACGATCTGCAGCCGCGGCGACGGCACCCAGTACGCCACGCAGGCGGCGGCGACGGTTGGCGGCGGCGGCTCGGTCTCGGTGACCGTGGTCGCCCTGATTGCCGGCTCGAACGGCAACACCGACAGCGGGACGCCGCTGGAGCTGGGCGTCTCGATCGGCGGCATCAACCCGAGCGGCAGCGCGACGGCCGCGATCACCGGGGGCGCCGACCTGGAGCTGGACGGTCCCATGCAAACCCGCATGCTGGAGAGCTATGCGGCCCCGCCGCACGGCGGCAGCCCGGCGGATTTTGTCACCTGGGCGTTGCAGGTGACCGGCGTCACGCGGGCCTGGTGCGCGCCGGCGACGACGGCCAGCCTCGGCACCGTCTCGGTTTACTTCATGATGGACGTCGCCGAGGCCGCGTTCGGCGGCTTTCCGCAGGGCACCAACGGCGTTGCCGCGCTGGAAACCCGCGATACCGCGGCGACCGGCGACCAACTCGCGGTGGCCAACGCCATCTATCCGCTACGCGCGGTGACGATGCTGGTCTATGCCGTCGCGCCGCAGGCCTGGACACAGGCGTTCACGTTCAGCGGCCTGTCTGCGATCTCGACCGCGCAGCAGGCGCTGGTGTCGACTGCGCTGACCACGCTGTTGACGCAGAAGGACTCGCCCCTCGCCAACACCTCGATCGAGCAGAGCGATTGCGCCGCGGCGCTGACCGCGATCGGCGGCTTGCCCTCGTTTGCGATCACCACGCCCGCGTCGTGGCCGATCACGTCGGCGGCCGGTTTTCTGTTCACCCTTGGCACGGTCACCTATTCCTGATGCCGAGCCCTCCCGCATTTGGGGACGCCGACTTTCAGCAGGCGATGCTGCGGCTATTGCCCTCCGGTCGCGTGTGGCGGCGGGATCCGGCGTCCACGCTGTCGGCCGTGATGCTGGCGCTGGCGCCGACCTATACCCGCAGCACGGCGGCGGCGGCCCAGGTGCTGATCGACGCCAGCCCGGCCACGACGCAGAACCTGCTGGTCGAGTGGGAGAACTCGCTCGGCCTGCCCGACCCCTGCACGGCGGCGAACCCGTCAATTGAGCAGCGCCAGGCCGCGGTGCGGGCAAAGTGGGGGGCGCGCGGCGCGTTGGCTCCGGCGTACTTCGTCGCGCTGGCCGATGCGCTCGGCTTCGCCATCACCATCACCGAGTTCGCGCCGTTCGCCGTGGACATGAGCTGCGACGCATCGCTGCTTGAACCGGCATGGGCGTTCATCTGGCAGGTGAACGCGCCGCAGATCGTCACCTTCTACTTTTCCGTCGAGGACTCCAGCGCGGACGATCCGCTGGAAACCTACGACGTCGGCGAGCTGGTGTGCCGCATTACGCAGGACGCACCGGCGGGGACGCTGGTCCTTTTCGTCTTTTCCTGACGAGGCAATTCAATGCAGAGAATTATCGATCCGACAGCGGTTGCATCGCTGCCGACGCCACCGGCGTTGACCGGCACCACGGGTTATTTCGGGCCGGCGGTCCCGGGCATCTCGGTGGCGACGCGGCTGCGCTACTGGTTCGTCAACATGCTCCAGGAAGAGCTGATGTCGGTCCTGGCGGCGGCGAGCATCACCGCCGACACGACCGGGACAGTGTTCAACCAGGTCCTGCTGTCGATCCAGGCGCTGATCGGTGCCATCCCGCATGGCGTGCAGACGTTCACCGGTTCGGGGACGTTCACCGTGCCGGCCGGGGTCAAGGCCGTGGAGATGGAGATTTGGGGCGGAGGCTCCGGTTCCTGGGCGTCAACCACCACCATCTCCGCCGGCGGCGGGTCGGGCGGGGGGTACGCGCGGAAACGAGTGAGCGGTCTGACGCCCGGCGCCACGATCGCGGTGACGATCGGCGCGGGCGGCGCGGCCGGCACGACCGCACCGCTTGCCCCGACAGCCGGCGGCGCGAGCAGCTTCGGCAGCTATTGCAGTGCGTCGGGTGGCTCGATCAACGGCACCAGCAGCACGAGCAACCCGGCGAACGGGAACCTGGGCGGGGTCGGCTCCGGCGGTGATCTGAACCTGTATGGTGGCGACGGCGGGCAGGCGATCGGCAACCAGGGCGGGGCCGGCGGCGAGGGGCCTTTGTCGGGGGGCATCGAGAACTCCGGCACGACTGGTCGAACTGGGTATGCGCCCGGCGGCGGCGGGTCAGGGGCGAGCTCGATCGGCGGCACGGCCTATAACGGCGCGGCCGGTGCGGCTGGCTTGTGCATCGTGAGGTGGTGAGATGGACGGTTCCCTGCGCGGCGTGCCGGTCGGGCTCGAGCCGATCTGGCTGGCGCCCAAACTACCAACTGCGATCACGGGCTATCGCCACGAAATTGACCCGCTCGATGCGCAGGTGCTGACTGCGTTGTCGCTCGCCGCCGCACCTTCGGGTACCGGCGAACTGACGATCTCCGCTCTGGCGTTCGCCGCTGGAATCGTCACGTTCACGCTGGCCGCAGGGCAGCCAACCCGTTGCTATACGCTGCTACTGACCGCGACGCGGTCGGACGGCAAGGTGAGCGATTACCTGTTCAAGTTGCGGGTCGGCAGCGTGCTGGTCACCGACCAGCCGCAAGTGCCGCCGGCGGCAGGGTTTGGCACGGCAGTCGTCTGGCCATGACGCCCGTGGGCTCATGCGCGGTATTTGCGAGCGATCGGTGCTGGGACGTATCATCAGGTCACCTTTGCTCTTGCCTCATAGTCGTCCACCGCGATCTCGGAGCCATCCTCGGTGTCGCTGATAATCTGGCAGTGCATGCCTGACCTCCTTCCAGAACGCAGGGGAATGATCTTCTACCTTTAAGTGGCAGAGCTCGTGAACTACCACGTAGTCGATAACGACGGGTGGTAGCTGCATGATCCGCCAATGGAAGTTCAGCGTGCCATCGGAGCTACAAGATCCCCACCGAAACCCCAGATCCAACACGTTCACATATTTGCTCGGGCTTGTACTCGTAATTCGCTTCCATCTATCGATCGCATCGTTCACGTAGAGATGAGCAGCCCTTGTGTAATACTCTTCGATCCGCTTTGGTCCGGCAGCCACCTGCTCACGTCGGAATAAAAGGTAATCACCACGAAACCGCACTGTCTCAACCGGCCCATCCTCGGGTGTCGGATCAACAAGCTGCATGCGGTAGTGTCGGCCCAAAAAATAGAACCCTTCCCCGTCAACAAACTCCGGGCGCCGAAAGATCCCCTCGTCCGGCGCCTTCTGTTTGTTGATCAGTTTCTGGTGAACCCAAACAAGTTTGCTTCTCACCAGAGGTTCGGCCTCTGGCAGGGGAAAGTCTTCGGGCAAATGCAGCACAAGCGACGCATTCCGTTCGACCGTGACGCCGATGGTAGTCCGCCGCTTACTGCGACGGACGTCGAAAGTGAGTTCGTCGACCTCCAACAATTCGCTCATCGGCCGAATGCCCCACGGTTGGCGCGCGCAACGCCCATGCAATCGGCAGAGATTGCGTCTAAGTCCGCAAATGGGAAGAGGTTGGCATTGTCCAACCGCTGCACGATCCACTTCCGTGTGGTCTCCTGAGCCACGGCATTGTCCCAGTAGCCCTGGACGGTGGCATCGTTTCGAATCTGTGCGACGATATCAACCGCGAGTTCGGCAAGTTCCGTGTCGTGTGCGTCGGACGCCAATCTCATCCGGAGCACGCCGAACAGGGGACCTTCCGTCCTCGGGTCCAGACCATGATGGACCGATGCGGTTGTCGAAGCGGCGACAGCATCATCGATCAGTTGTTGCAGTTGCTGCGCCAGAGTGCGCCAATCCTCATGGTGGGCTGCGAGAATTGCCTCCAACTTTTCGCTCAGGGTCTTGTACTTCGCGGGATTCTTGTCATAAGACAGGGAGATGTGATGCCGAAGGGCGTTCTCCATTTCAGCGGCTTTCGCGCGGTCCCCCTTCTTTTTCGAAACCTCGGCGGCGAAATTCGGATCAAGTATCTCGATAGGCGGAATTTTCGGGTCGATCCCATGGGCAACGATGTAAGCGTCCAGCATCGCCTGCACTTTGTTCCCAATACCCCGTAAATCGAGGCTGCTGTCCCGATAGAGGTTCGCCGCGGCCTTGGCGATGAAGACGTAGATTTTGACATCTGTCGCGAAGGTTCTGGCTTCCGGTCGAGGCATCAATGTATCGAACAAGCCAACAAACTTCTTCATCAAAATGAGAAACTGCGCGCGCAGCTTCGGGTCTTTGAGCGCGGAAACGCATGCATCAACGTACGGCTGAAGTGTCGGCCCTCGAATGATCCCCAGATCGGCGAAGAGTTTGACAACCGCGTCCCGGGCCTGACGCAGTTCGGGCAACAGGTCCTCAGGCTTCCCAATACCATCGATCAGGTCGTCCTGATCTTCCTTGTCGTAGAGCGCGAGCGCCTCAGCGAGGTTTTTCCCAACACCGTAATAGTCGACGACGATCCCGAATCGCTTAGATTCGCCCGCGGTCCGGTTGGTCCGCGCAATCGCCTGGAGAAGTTCGGCACCCGAAATCGCGCGGTCAAGATACATCGCCTGTTCGACCTTGGCATCGAACCCCGTCAAAAGTTTGCTTTTGACAATCAGTATCGCAAGCGGGTCCTGAGAAAGCGGCTTCTTGAATCGTTCAATGCGCTGTTTGGTCTCCGTCGCGCCACCCCAGGCCTTCAGGTGCGGAAGGTCGTTGTGGTCCACAGAAATCACGGCCGCGAATTCCAGCCGTTTGATCGCGTCGATGTAGGGTAGCGCCGCAACCATGAACGCGACATCGCCACCGGCGTCCTGTGCGGCCTCCGGGTCGATAGCCCGCAGTATGTCTGCCGCACCTTCGACAGTCTTGACGATTTCATCGCGCGCTTCTTCGAGCGCGGTCACATATTGAACCGCCAGTTCCCGGCTGCCCGCCACAAGTTGCGCCTTGAGATCATTGGGGAGAATGTTGACGATATAGTGCCGCAGGATATCGATCCCCTTCGCCAAAAGCGGATCGGCGGCGTTCAGCACGTGCCCTCGTGTGGCATACCGGGTTTTGATCGCTTCGCGTTCGGCGGGGGATTTCGCCGCGAACGTCGCATCAAACAATTGGTCCAGCGTAGATTTCGAGGTGACGTCAGCTCGAAGCTCACGACCCTCGTAGAGAATTTTGACGATCGCGCCATCGGCTTCCGCGTCGCGCATCCGATATTTATCAATATACCCGCCGAAAATCTCGCGTGTTTTCTTCTTTCCTTTCTCCTCGATCGGAGTCCCGGTGAAACCAATTCGTGCGGCGTTAGGCAGGGCATCCAAAAGGTTCTGGTGCAGGTCGGTGGTGTGCGAGCGGTGAGCCTCGTCAATCAGGATGAGTATTTCCTCGCTGTCATTCAACACCGGGAATGGAGCCCGCTCGCCGATGCGTTCGACCATATTCCGCGAGCGGACTGTCTCTCCCGGCTCCTCGATGTGGCCGTGGCTCTCGGCGGCGAACGTGACTTCCTCCCGGCTGCCGCGGTCGCTCCGGTCCTGCAACATTTGAATTTTGACGAAGACTAGATCGGGCTCCTGCCGAGCCAGTTGGGTCTTCGCCGCGGCACCGGAGGCAGCCACCCGCATCACCTGGCCGGCGAGCTTCGCGGTCTTCGAAAGCTGATCCTCAAGGTCGATACGATCTGTCACGACCACGACCTTGAAACGACGCAGCGCGGGGATTGTCCGCAGCTTTTTGACGAGGAAGACCATCGTCAGGCTCTTCCCCGAGCCCTGGGTATGCCAGATGATACCACCGCGCTGATCGGACATCCCGTCCTGCCGACGCGTCTGTCCCTCCTGCAGGCGGGCCAGTGCCGCGTGGACGGATCGGAATTGCTGATAACGCGGGACGATCTTGATACGCACGCCGTCCTCAGTCGTCGTGAACACGGTGAAGGAGCGGAGGGCATCGAGGAAATGGGCAGGTCGCAGCAATCCGGCCGCGAGAACCTCCTGCTGGACCAGTTCGACGCCGGCGGGCTTGCGAAGCTCCATCCGGACCTGGCTGGCAGGGACGGGCGACATATCCCGCCACGGGAGGAAATCGTCGGGGCGCGCGCTGATCGACCCGACACGTGCGTCATAGTAGCTGGTCGGGATCAGCAGGTGGTTCGTCCAGAACAGCCGCTCCGCGCCTTCGTTCTGGTCCGGTACCCGCCGGTTTGCATAGCGACGGAGCTGGTCGATCGCAGTGGCGAGCGGATCGGTGACCGACGGGCTTTTCGCCTCGATGACCACGAGTGGGATGCCGTTCACGAAAAGCACGATATCCGGAACGATGAAGCCGCGGTCGCCCACGATGCCGGGCGGATCGACACGGAACTGGTTGACCGAGAGGAAGTCGTTTTCATCACCAACATCGAAGCCGATGAAGCGGACGAGGCGTTCGCGTTCGCCATCCGGACCCGCGACATAGACGCCGCCAACGATCTTCTCGTGCAGCTCCTCATTGATGGCAATGAAATCTCGGGCGATCGGGCGTTCCAGCAGTGAGGTGGCTTGGTCGATGCGGCGCATATCGAGCCATTCGCTGCCGTCGGGATTGCGGTTGAGCCGGCGGATAGCGGCGGCAAGCCGGTCCCGCAGCAGCGCCTGTTGAAAGTCCGTGCGGCTGAGAAGGTGGAACGTCTTGCGGCCTGAACTTGGATCCTCATCGGCGCCGTCGATATGCGCCCAGCCGATCGCGCCTAGCTGAGCGATAAGTGGCAGCTCCACGACGTTCAATTCGTCCAGTCGCTTGCGCCCGGTCAGAAGGTCGTCACGCAGCCCGCGACGCAAAAAATGGAGCTTGGACCGATTGATTATTTCGCTTCTTAGCTTCGCATCTAGCGACGAAATCGCTGTAACGGCGGATGCTTGGTATTCAAGCGGCGGTTTGATAACTGACAGCTTCTTCACGTCGGCCTGCGATATGTTCATCTGAGATTGGGCCATGCCGACCTTGAAACTTGAAATCTGCCTTTGCGGGTCGGACGTTGCCAAGAGTAGGGCTAGAAAATCTGGCCGGAAGTCAGGAGTGGGAATGAGGCGATACAATTTATCGGAGAGCATCAGGCGCTCTTGTGTTTCGTATACGTAGGCCACCACGCCGACCCGATGGTCCGGACCGGCACGAGTCATCAAAATGTCTCCGGTTCGAACCGCCAAGGCGGGACGAGGCGCAAGGTCAGTGGGGAGCCGCTTGTTTTTTCGGTAATCCCAGCCGCTCCAAACGACCGCCGTTGTCTTAAGCACGCCCCACGACCCACCGGGTGTGGGCTCTTCATCACAATCGGGGCTCCATCCCTGCTCAATGCCCAGCAGCCAATGGCCTATTGAGCCGCTCTCAAAGCAGCCGGAACCTTCTGCACCATCGGATGCCTTGCTGGAGAGTGTCTCAATGCC